CGCGCAGCGCAGGGAGATCTATTCGGGAAAGCTGCCGTCGGACGGGCAGTGGAACCGCATCGAGCATGATCTGGCGATATCGCCGCAGCTGCGCACCGATGACGCCGGCGTAACGGCGGAGGCGAGGCACTACGGGTATGTGTCCTATGTGAAGTTTACCGCATCCACGGTGCATGACGTAGAGTTTTCCATCTGGAGCAACGGGTACAACCTGACGACGCTGGAACGCAGGCTGGATGCGAACCCGCGCGGGGAAACGTTCGACTGGGAGAACCCGGTGCTCGTGCACTGGGTGGACGCAAACTGGCCCGGGTTTCTGAACCAGATCCGGGAATATTACGCGGCTCGGGTGGTGACAACGCTGGAGACACGCGGCGACCCGCAGTATGACGTGCTGGACGTGCTGCCGCTGGAGGATGGCACATGGGGCGTTGTTGAGAGCATCGAGACGCGCTTCAGCGGCGCGTTTCGCGGGACGATGACGATACGGAAGGAGCGTGGCGTGAATGAAGCAGCCGCCGATTAAAACAAAAGAACTGTCCGGGAGCACGGTGCAAATAGCGGACGGGCAGAACTGGGAGATCGCGTCCATCACAGCCTACGGCGAGAACGCACATGGCGGTACTACGGAGGCTCCTGTGGCGCTCACGGGTATATCGTCGGTTACTGTGAACGATGATGTTACCGAGCTGCCGATTCCGCGCCCGCTGCGGCGTGTGGGAGATGTCAAGGATAAGTGCGTCACGCGGCAAGAGCATGAAGGCGTCGAAAAGCTCGTTGTGACGTACAATGTGGGCTTTGTGGAGCTGGATGGGACGGAGGATGTCACATTCCATGATTACGGAAACGGTAAAAGGCTGTTTCTCGATTTAAGCCGTAGTGCATTCGGTCAATATTCACTAGAATTTTCACACGGCGAGGTTGGTGATACGCCGACTATTGCGGGTGGCTTGGCGGCAAGTTTTAACGCGTCGGCGCTATATCGCTTGCAAATCATTGGTATCGCCGATACATGGACAGCATTAGGCGTTACAGATACAGCGACTGCGAAAACATGGCTTGCCGCTCAAAAAGCAGCAGGCACCCCCGTACAGATAGCCTACCAGCTCGCTGCGCCGGAAGTGTACGCCACGGACCCTCTGGACTTCGACAACGCAGCCGGGCCGCTTACCGTCATGACGGACGGGGAGGTTGAGGTGACGCTCACGCACCGCATGTTGACGCCCTACACCGCATGGACGATTCAGTACGATTCTGAGGGGGAATATACGGGAGACTTCTTCAATGTAGAGGACTACGACCGTATCAAGCAAAATATCGAATACCTGCGGGAGTATGCGTATTTTCTGTATGGCGGTTTTACCCTGCGGGGCATGGTGGCTGTAACGGTGGAGAGCTATGGATATGCCTCCACCATCGACGCACTGGACGCGAACCTGGAAGCCATTGCAGCGAATACGTTCCGGCCGCCCGACATGCTGCCTGTGAAGCAGTGGCGCGGCAACCAGCCGCCGCCTGGGGCCGACGACTGGAACCGCATCGAGAACACATGCCTGCTGCTTTTTGAGCAATTTGAACGGCAATTTGCGTGCCTGCCGAAGCTGGCATTTGAACTGAAAGGAAGTGCATTTTGATGGCGTTGAAAACGGATTACAAGGATTACATCCCGCCGTCCGGGGGCCGCAAGTATAAAATTACGGCCAATTCCGATGGTTCGTCATCCGTTGAAGATATTACCCAATATCAGCAGGTCGGCGATACCTGGGGTGCGGAGGATATCAACCAGGTGAATAAGCTGGTGAACGGTGCGGTGTATCCGAACCTGCTGGACAACAGCGATTATAAAATTGCTCAGGCTGGGTACAACGGCGCTCACGGCAACACAGCATACTTGTGCGACCGATGGAGTAAATACATTGTTACGGGCAGCATGACAGATGATGGGATGCTGCTCACGCCGTCAGGGGCCGGCGCATGGATTATACAGTACAAGTTGTTAACGGATACAGGACTGTCGGAGGGCGACACGGTGACCTTGACTGTCAGGGTTAACGGTACAGTATACAGTGGGTCTGCAACCTTGCAAATCAAATCTGCGGCGGTAGACGCGGACAGTATGGTTGATACGGATGATATTCGCGCTGCTGCATTCATCCCGGCAGGGAATACAGACCAAATCGCGGTGTATATCGTCATAAAGCAGACTTGCACGCTTACATGGACGAAGCTGGAAAAAGGCAGCGTGGCAACGCCGTATGTGCCGAAGGGATACGGGGCGGAGCTGGCGGAGTGCATGAGATACTATCAAAAATCGGAAGATGATCTCTACGCGGTGCCGTATGGCGGGAAATCATATATTGTGCATGAGTTCGGCGTTCCGATGCGGGTAGCACCTACCGTAACGCTTGGATACTCGCCCGAGAGCCGCGAAGACCAGACTGCATCTATTTATGGATTCACAGTCAAGTTTTCAGGGTCAAGCGGTTTACTCGATAGCTGGACAGCTTCAGCCGACCTGTAATATAAAGGAGCATCAACATGGAAGAACAATATACAGTATACATCCGCACGGATGCGGCCGGGCGCATCGTGGAGATAAACAGCAGCGCGTTTCTGGCCGACACGGCGGGTTGGACGGCTATTGATGAAGGGTATGGCGACAAGTACCACCACGCGCAAGGCAATTACTTTGCATTGCCGCTGTACGGGCCGGATGGCTGCGCGAACTACAAGCTGGCAAACGGTACGCCCGCCCTACGCACAGAGGCGGAGAAGACGGCAGAGATCGCTGCGCGGCCTGCGCCGGAGCCGACACAGCTTGACCGTGTGGAGGCGCAGATTGCCTACACTGCCATGATAACGGACACGATGCTGGAGGGTTAAGCATGTACGACAACATTAAAAAGTGGTACGACATGGGCCTGTGGAGCGCCGCGCAGGTGCGGCAGGCCGTCCTTAAAGGCGTTATTTCCGAAGCGCAGTACAAAGAAATTGTTGGGGAGGCGGAAAGCGCATGATGATTTTTAAGGGGCGCAACCGTGTAACCTCCGGCTTTCGGCTGTAGGCGCGCCCGAACCACAACGGCATCGACATCGTGGGGGACGATGATAAAACAGTGCACGCCGTCGCGGGCGGCACGGTGGGGTTTGCGGGCATTGTGCCCAAAAGCGCGGGCGGCCTGACGTGGCAGTGGGGCTATTATGTGCGCATCGACGGCAATGACGGACGCAAGTATTACTACTGCCATTTGGCAGCCGGCAGTTTGCTGGTGCGCGTGGGCCAGCGCGTGCAGGCGGGAACGGCGCTTGGCACGATGGGAAACACCGGG